GGTGATACTCATGTCACGCAATCGTAGTCATTTGAGGGACAGTGTTCGTAGGAAGGCTGATATTTGGAGACACAAACGTAGAATGTTTCTTGGTAATGTGTCAGAAGCCAAATCGCCAAAAGTAATCCTGGGACTATTTCCTTCTACAAAACACAAAGGAGTTAAAAATGGTACCGACAGAAGGTCAGAAGATAATTGACCGATGGTTAGGCAAACTTGAGTCGCTGCTGCATATAGTTGACCGAGTAAGAGCATTAGACCCACGCATGGAAATCACAATGCTCACTTGTTTACTGTATGTAGCTCGACATGGTGATGAAAGATATGGTGTGCCAATGGAGCAGATTGCTGAAGACCTTGGCATCGCACAATCATCTACATCACGTAACATCGCAAGGCTATCTGAAAACGAGTTATTAAATCCTGCGAGGGATGTTTTAGATAGAGCTGCGAAGAGAGGTAAAGCGCCAACACGGGAGTCACTTAGACCAAAGTTTGGAATGGGTCTTGTTTACACAGTTGAAGACCCAAACATGCGTAGACGTAAAAATGTTTTTCTTACGCCTGCGGGAAGAAGATTTGTTAATGGCTTGATGGATTACACAATCGAAAGCAAAGTAATGAATGTTGATGAACGATTAGAAAAAGTCAAAGCGTTACGAAAAGATTTAGGTAAGTCACGAGACAATGACAAAGTATTGTATCAATACAGAGCGCAAGAAGCTGAAGCTCGAATTGTTGCCGACAACCTGCAAAGGTTAGAACGAATGCAAGACGAGTTTAAGTTTGAGTTAGCTAAAATTAAAGAAGAGCTATCGTATCGATACAAAGAAGTAGAGAAGCGCTCAAAGATGTTATCTGAAATATCTCGTGAACGTGACCGATTAAAAACAATCGGTGAAGTACACAGGATGAAAAAACAAGGTTTGTTATCTTCAGGCTATTTGCGTGAAGGTGCGAATGTCAAAAAGAAAAGATAACAATGCAACTAACTTTATCAATCAGAGAGGAGGTGAACATGGGAAATATATACGGAAAGAATGGTCGTAAAGAAGTAAAGCCGTTACTCGTATCAATACATGATACAGAGTTTCAGGTTGACAAAAGACTTTCTGCAATCGTGCGTAAGATAATCAACGAAGGTTGGAACAAACATCAAGCACGATATGGTGAAATGATTTGTGACTTAATCGGCCATGACTTGCTAGTAACTGAAGTAACATCAAGACATGTACAAGCAATACGTGATTACTTAGAACACGAAGGTGTTTCTAAAGCTACAGTCAATCGTTACTACAGCGCACTGTCAAAGATAATGAAGTATGCAAAAGAACGTGAAGACATTTACGGACTTGAAAAGATACCTCATATCAGTTGGGAGTATGAAGACAACGCAAGGAACAGGTTCGTAGACGAAGATGAAGAAAAAGAAATGACAAGAATAATGACTGCCAAAGGCAAGACTGACTTCTTAGATTACTTTTACTTTCTTATGGATACAGGTCTACGTAAAGCTGAAGCCTTAAACTTAGTTGTCGATGACATCAAGACTGATGAACTTTCTAAGCAACGATACATCTATCTTACAAAGACTAAAAACAAAGAAGATAGAACTGTACCATTGTGTAAGAGAGCGCTAGAAATCTTTGATAAGTATGCCGCTGGCAAATCAAAAGACGACAAGATATTCCAATTGAATTATTGGACTATCGGAAACGAATGGAACCGCATGCGTGCTGTAATGGGGTTGGAAGAGGATAAGACTTTTACCTTGCATGCCCTAAGACATACGTTTGCGAGCCGACTAGCTCAAAGAGGCGTAGACTTCCACAAAATCAGTGTTTTGATGGGTCACAAGACCCTATCAATGACTAAACGTTACAGTCATTTAAAACCAAAACACACTTTTAGTGTGGTCAATGTCCTCGACAATGACAGAGACAACAACTCTGACGTTGTAACTAAATTGCCAATTGATAAACATATCCCATAAAGGATAGCACAATGCTTTACGTTATCAGTTGGTAGAGAGAGAAGAAAAAAAATATTGGAATTAGTGGTGCCCCCACACGGACTTGAACCGCGAACCTATTGATTACAAATCAATTGTACGGAGTTCTGCCGTGTTGGGATATTCAAGTATAGCACTTTGCTAGTTCCACGTGAAACACTTTCTTCTCTCTCTTCGATTAACATTAACACTCGAAGGGAGAGTAAAACTATGGCCAAGATTTATGAAAGCCTACCTACATACCAAGACGAAGTTGCCCATGAAAAACAAATGCTGGAGAATGGCAAACTCCGAACCAACAAAAGACGGCTTGAGCACGTACAACGAGGCGAAGAGTCAGTCACATCTTACGGCAAGGAGATGGTCAAACGCACCATCAGACCTCTTGCCAAATTAATCCAAGAATACCTTATCGAACAAGACGACAAGACAGGTGGAAGGCCAGAGATAGCCTTTCAGCATTTATGTGAAGTAGAACCAGAAATTTCTGCATTAATCACAGCCAAGCATGTCATCAACACTGTCACGCAACAGAAGCCTTTTACAGGCTCATGTATTGCGCTAGGAGGCAAGCTTGAGACTGAGGTCGCTATGAAGACATTCAAAATCACAAACTCAGAGCTCTATGAGACGATTATGAGAGATTTAGATGCAAGGCCTACCCGTCATTATACGTACAGACGTAGGAAGCTGAGAGAGTCAGCAAACAGAGCAGGTGTAGGTTGGCTTGAATGGAGCAAGACCGACAAGCTGCATGTAGGCATACGCCTGGTTGAAATGATGGTGCTTGCTACAGGTTTGATAGAGATTGGTCACGACATTGTGAAAAAGAAAAAGACCAAGGTCATCAAAGTTACACAAAAAACCATGGAATGGATTAAACACAGGAGTGCCTGGAATGAATTATTATCTCCAGAGTATATTCCTATGGTCACAAGGCCTTTAGGGTGGACATCTCCGCAAGGTGGTGGTTATGACCTTCTCAAGCTTGATTTAGTGAAACAAAGAAACAAGCGGTACAAGGAGGAGTTGGCCAGCTATCAGATGCCAGCGGTTTATTCTGCAGTAAATCACATGCAGGCCACACCATTTCAAATCAATAGATTTATCTTTGATGTGATGAACCATGCCTGGGACAAAGGATTAGAGTGGGGTTCTATGCCATCATCTGAACTTCCACCATTTCCAAATAAACCACATGATATTGATACTAACGAAACAGCTTTGAAGAAATACAAAGCAGACAAACGTGAAGTACACGATGAGCATGCTGTGATTAAATCTAAAAGGATTTTATTCACGAAGGTGCTCCTGGCTGCTAAGAAGTGCCTGAACTATGAGGAGATATATTATCCTTTACAATTAGACTTCAGAGGTCGTGTGTATTGTGTTCCTGCATTTTTAAATTATCAATCTGTAGGTGGTGCCAAGGCACTGATACGATTTGCCAACGGCAAGCCTATTACACATGAGAACAAAGGTATCTTCTGGTTAGCCATACATGGTGCTAACTGTTGGGGTAATGACAAAGTTGCTCTAGCTGACAGGCACAAGTGGGTTGAAGAAAACACAGAGTGGATAGAAGCCTGCGGTAAAGACCCTATTGCAAACTTGCAATGGAATGATGCAGACGAACCTTATCAGTTCTTAGCATTCTGTGATGAATGGGCACGTTACAAGCAAGAGGGTGAAGGATTTATCAGTCACATACCTGTTGCTGTTGATGGCAGCTGTAATGGACTGCAGCTTTACTCGCTGATGCTACGGGATGAAAAGGCAGGTAAGCTTGTGAACCTAACAGTTACAGATAAGCCCCAGGATATTTACCAGGCGGTTGCTGATAGTGTTAGGGAGAAGGTGCGTAAGGATGCAACAGATGGTGTTCCTTTTGCACAAGCTTGGTTGAACTATGGCATCACTCGTAAGATAACGAAGAGACCCATAATGACTATTTGTTATGGTTCGACTCGCTACAGTTGCACCGATTTTGTTCTTGAAGAAATCAAAAAGGCTGCAAGAAAAGGTAAGCCACATCCATTTACAAAGCTTAACATTCTGCAGGCATGCACCTATCTGG